CTTAAAAGGTACGACTGAAAAAGTTGGTTTCGTAACCAACGATGTGATTCTACAGGATTTAGACTGTGGATTCTCTCCTACTGGTGCTACTACCCAAAACTTGGTAACTGTAGACCTATGTAATAAAAAAGTAAACCAACAACTTTGTCCTTACGATTTGTATGACACTTATCTGTCACAGTCTCTTTCAAACGCTAACTTCCAAGAGTCAGTTCCATTTGAAGAAGTAATCTTGACAGATATCTCTAACAGAATCGCTAACCAAGTTGAAAAACAATTGTGGAATAACACAGTTGCTACAGGTGGTACTTACGGTGGTGCTTGTTTCAACGGTGTTGGAGCATTGATTACTTCAGGTAACGGTGCAACTCAAATCGCTTACACAGGTGCAACTTCATCTAACGGTTTGGATGTATTCTCTACAATCTACCAAAACATTCCAGCAAACGTATTGCACAGAGATGACTTAGTAATTTACTGTTCTTATGCTAACTACAGAGCATTGGTTGCTTCTATGAGAAACAGTTCTTATGTGAACTTGTTCACCATGGATTCAGCAGGTGCTGCTACAGGTGAAGAATGGTCATTGGTACTTCCTGGTACAAACGTAAGAGTTATCCCAACTGTAGGTCTTGACGGTGTATCTGCATACTACGCAGGTCCTGCTTCTTACTACATGGTTGGTATGAACTCTGAAATCATGACAGTGAAGTCTATCTACGACCCATTCGAGGACATCGTTAAGATTATGGCTAACGTAACTTACGGTATCGGTGTGTTCGACCCAGCTTCATTCTGTATCTGCAAATAAGCATAAACTTTAAATTAAACTAACAAAAATAAATTATGAGTTGTTTTATAGAAAATGGTTATACTCTCGATTGTCGTAACGAATCTACAGGTGGTATTAAAGCTTTGTGGATTTTGGGAGACTCAGGTTCAACCATAACAGGTATCACTTACAATGCAAGTGATGCCATCACAGGAATAGCCGGTGATGGAACATTCTATAAGTTTGAGTTAGTACGTCAATCTTCTTCTTTAACTGAAGATGTATTAGTAAACGGAACTAACCAATCTATAGTTTTCCAACCGACTGTGGTAGTAAACCTACCAAAACTAAACCAAGCCTTGAGAAATCTATGGTTTGAATTGGTAAAACAAAATGCATTATACATGATTGTTTTAGATAACAACGACCGTTATTGGGCTGTTGGATTCGAAAATGGTTTGTATATCAGTGCAGGACAATTATTATCAGGATTAGCATACAACGACGCGAACGGTGCAAACATGACGTTCCTCGGTGGTGAACCTAACCCATCTGCTGAAATCGTTGTAGCAACAACCTTGGCAGCTGTGATGACAGGTATCAACGTTAACGCTGAATAATATGATATCTAATTAGGATACCGAAAAGGGGGTGTAAAAAACCCCCTTTTTATTTATCCTATAGAATAAATTATTTATATTTTAAGAAAAGATTATGGGATTTAATTGGGGAAATAAAAAATGGAGACCGGCTGGTATACCGAACAAACAGCCAAAGATTAATCAATCTATTGAAGAATTGCTAAAACCTTTATCTGAAAAAACTTGGAAAGGAAATGTTTGGGGTTCTCAAATTATGAATGTTGAAAAGGAGACAACAACTCCTGATGTTACCCCTTCACCAACCCCATCAGTCACACCAACACAATCGGTAACTCCAAGTATTACTCCATCGGTTACACCAAGTATCAGTGTAACACCTACACCAACAATTACACCCACACCTACGATTACTCCAACACCATCACCAGTTCCTTTAGCGTTTCAACAAACCAATGATGTTCCATCGCCATCTTTAACAGATAGTGCCAACTGTATAAGTAGAACCGCGGGTGCCGCAGTATTAAGAACTACAGCAACTGTTGGTGGAACTGCTGGTAGTACTGAATTTACTTCAAGTTTTGGAAATTTTGCTACCAATATATATTTTTATCAATGTAAATTAGAAATACCACCTGGCACAAATTGGAATGCTGGTACTTGGACATGGAGAATTGATATGAATGGTAGCGGTTTTGTTAGATTACGTAATATTGATATATGTAGAGTAAATTCAAGTGGAGTTTCTCAAGCAACAATAGCAACAGTTAGTACAGACCAAAGTCCAAATAGTGTAAGACAAGTTTTTTCTGATACTGTTCCAGGTATTGCACAAACACCTTCTCCAGGTGATTATGTCGTAATAACTTATTCATTTGCTGTTACATCAAGTGGTGGTAGAACAATTAATATATACCCAACACAAATTATTAATTCACCATATACCTAATGTTGAATATCAATAAGAAATTAATACTCGAAGGAATAGAATATGATGGATACCAAATTGAATCAATGGAGATAAATTTTCAAACAGATTTGGTATCGATTAAAGTTTCTTATTATAATAGAAGTAAACACCTAAAATCTGTAAGAGATTATCCCATCAAAATTGGTGATGAAATTAATCTACAAGACGCAGTTGACCAAATACACCAAATACATAATAATATAATAGTACAGTAAAAGATGGCAAGAAATTTTTTCAATAAGAAATTCTCAGATTATTTGGGTGAACAACGAGCATTGTTGGACATCATTACACAATTCTTTGGTGCAACACCAACTCCTACACCCACTCCTTTCGCTTCTCCATCTCCGACTGCAACTCCCACTCCAAGTGTTACCTCATCATTAACACCAACACCAACAAGAACCGTTACTCCAACGGTCACTCCAACAAGAACGGTGACCCCAACGGTTACACCATCACCATCACAAACACCATTTCCTTCACCATCAAATTCGGTAACTCCAACAGCGACACCAACATTAACACCAAGTCCAACAAGAACTCCCACAGTAACCCCATCGGTTACCGCATCACCAACACCATCATTGACTCCAAACGCAAGTCCGAGTCCCACACCAACAAAAACACCAACACCAACTCCATCAACGACACCAAGTTTAGCTGAGTTTAGATTTACGATTAATACAAATATTACAAATGAATCAAGTAGTAATGTATTTTCATTTAATCTTCCTTGTAATGGTTCAGGATATTCTGCAACTGTAAATTGGGGAGATGGTAATTTTGAAAATATTAGTGGTACATTAGGTAATGTATTACACGTCTATTCAACACCTGGTGTTTATCAAATAAGAATTTCAGGGACTTTCCCAACAATATATTTTAACAATACATTAGATTGTATTAAAGTAACATCACTTGACCAATGGGGTACAGGTGCATGGACTACTTTGGAACATGGATTTGATGGTTGTTTAAACATGACTTACAATACCACAGATGTACCTGATTTAAGTTCTTGTACATCTTTGGCTTATCTATTTAGATTTAATAGTTCAAACGGTTTTAATGGTACATTAGGAACTTGGGCTGTATCAAACATTACAGATTTATCTTACACATTTGCTGGTTGTTTTAATTTAGTAGAAGATTTAGATAACTGGGATACCACCAATGTTACATCATTGGAAGGTACATTTCAAACATGTCTTAATTTCTTTAGTGATTTAGGTATATGGGATACTTCAAGTGTCACCAATATGTCATACACATTTAGTGGTGCTCAATCATTCAATGGAAATATTGGTAACTGGATTACTAGCGGTGTAACTGATTTCTCTTGGATGTTCTATAAAGCAGCATCTTTTAATGTTGATATTGGTAATTGGAATACATCAGGAATTGTTGGTCCAAATTCAATGGATTATATGTTCCAAGGAGCAACCATATTCAACCAAGATTTAACTCTTTGGTGTGTTATACCAATCCCATCTGAACCACCTTCATTTAGAGTTGCATCAGCTCTGACTGATGGTAATCTTCCAATATGGTCAACATGTCCAACCATACCTTCACCAACTCCAACAGTTACCCCAACAAGAACACCAACTCCAACCGTTACACCAACCACAAGTCCAAGTGTTACTCCTACTTCAAGTGTAACTCCAAGCATCACTCAATCAATAACACCAAGTATCACACCATCACCAACAGTTACTCCGAGTATCACACCATCTATTACTCCTTCAATTACTCAAACACCATTTCCTATTTGTCCTGAACAATTAGAATATAGTTCAATTAGTTTTATATTTTCTGGGGCCACCGGTACTTTTGATAGAACTTATTCATATACAGGTGGAACATTATCAGGTGGTTATTGGAATCAAATAACAAATACATTTACAGCAGGTCCATTAACTGGTACTACATATGCGATATATCAAAAATATGATGGTAGTTTATATTATTATAACATAATTTTTACAATTATTACTGGTGTTAATAGTTATGAATATCATATTACTAGAGCAACAGGTGATTTTGTAATAAATGGTGGAACATTAGATGCAATTCAAAATATTGCAACAAAACCACCTATTACAGATGGGTCAGTATATTATCCAGCCACTGAATATTTTAGTCCAAATAATTATCTACAATATCCGGCTGTATGTCCAACAACAACACCAACACCAACTTCTACGCCAAGTGCAACACCAAGTATAACTCCATCAATTACACCAAGTACATCACCAATAGTTTCACCATCGGCAACACCAACTCCAAGTCCATCTTCAGCAGGTGGTTGGACACCAGCATCTTTCTCTAATCTATATGATTGGTGGACAGCCGGTAGTGGTGTAGGTTTATCAGGAACTGCTGTTACAGGATGGACAGGTTATAGTGGTCATACATTATTACCAAATGATGCTTCTTTCTTAGCAACATATTCAGCATCAGATGCTGATTGGAATAACCAACCATCAATTAAATTTAACCCGAATTTAGATAGCGAAGACTGTGGTTACATTTATGATATTAATAGCTCAGATACATTTGATGCTACAGTTATTATTGTTGCAAAACTTATTGATAAATTAAGTTCAGCTCCTTCAGCTCTAAACGCAATATTTGTGAATGGTATACCTGATAGAAGATATGGTTTCTTTGGAGCAACAGGTAGTGACCAATGGGGTTATTATAGCCAAGGATTCTCGACACCAACAGAATTTGTTCAGGGTGGAACAGGTTATACCAATGGAAACTATATGATATTGAGATATTCATATAATAACGGAACTGGTGTTTCTAAATTTTATCAATCAACAAGTGCAAATTTAACTAACGAGGTTCAAGAAATTAGTGGTGGAGCAGGTGCAAACTTTAACTTAGGTAATATTACCATTGGTAGTTATGTTGATGTAATTGGAGCGGTTACTCCAAGAATGACCGTAGTTGAATTTGTTAAACTTGATGCTATTCCAAGTGGTACAGAAATTACCAATATGGAAAACTATATCAACACAAAATACTTTGCACCAGCACCTTCAGTGTCACCAACACCAAGTATATCTCCAAGTATAACTCCATCTATTACACCAACCCCAACAGTTACACCAAGTCCATCTTCTGTAGTTAATAACAATTTTGAATTTACGGTTAACACCGCAAACCCTGGTTCTGCTTCAGATACATTTGTATTACCATGTGAAGGTGGAGGATATTCTGCAACTGTCAATTGGGGTGATGGAAATACCACGGTATTAAGTGGTTCACCGGGTTCAGTATCACATACATATGCTACAAGTGGAATTTATAATATTAGTATTAGTGGAACATTCCCTCGTATATATTTTAACTTCGCTGGTGATAGACAAAAAATTACCAATATTACCAATTGGGGTAATACACCGTGGACAACAATGGAATTGGCATTCTATGGTTGTGTGAACTTAAATGTTACCGCATCAGATGCACCAAACTTCAGTAGTTGTACAAACTTATTTGGAATGTTTGCAGTATGTCATAGTTTCGCTGGTAATATTGACCATTGGAATGTATCAACGATAACTAACATGCACGCAATGTTCT